AGCCAGTAGCCGAACGCTTCGGTCTCGCTCTCACCACAGGCCTGGCCCGGCTTGCCGGACCAGAGTTCCAGGGCGAAGTTCGCCGAGCCGGTGACTGCCTGGTCGATGCGGAAACCGACCGTGTTGGGGGTCGGAGTGGCATCGTCGACCACAAGCGGGTCGCCTGTGATGATGTTGATGGCGTCGGGGTCGATGAGGCAGAACACCATGGCCAGGGTGAGCCAGCGGAGGGCCGGGTCGCTCTGGTCGTCGATGCAGGTGTCGCCATTGGCGTCGGTCTGCGTGATGTCTTCCACGTCCGTGTACACGGGCGTGACGGTGACGGACACGTAACCCTTGGTTACGACGGTAGATGCGGGCCCCTCGACAGGGACGCCACACTCGTCCAGCCGGGTGAGACGCATGGCGCGCCCACGGGCCAGGGAGGAACACACAGTAGCCATCTAGCTACTCTCCTTCTTCGCACGGCCGCGAGGGGCCTTGGGCTTGGTCTCTTCCACAGGCGCAGGTGCCCCGTACAGGGCCGCCAGCGCGTCCGGCACCAGGAACTCCGCACCACCGCGCTGGCTGCGCACCTGGGACGGATCGTCCGCCAGCGCCAGCAGCGCACGCGCCGTACCGGCCACGTCACCCGGGGCCGGGATCACTACGCTCCATCCCTCGGTCATTACGGCACCGCCGGAGTGGCAGCGACCGCAGGAGCAGCAACCGGGACCTGAACCGCAAAGACCTCGGGGCAGGACCACGCGGCTGCGTAGACGCGCTCCGAGATCACGTCCCACTGGTTCAGTGCACGGTCCATGACACGGCGCGGGTCGGGCTGGGGCAGCTGGGCATCGGTCGAGCGCCACACGGTCGTGTAGCCCGTCATGAAGGCCCACACGAACCCAGCAGCGGGAGCAGCCTCGGCAGGGCCGATGATGCCGTACCCGGCACCCAGGGACACGGCGCTGCCGATCGGCGTGCGCAGCACCCCCGTGCGCGGCTGGAGCATCCCGGCGAACTGAAGCGCACCCTCAGCCTGTGTGTTGATGTGGATCGTGCCGACGTACCCGTTGACCTGGTAGAAGGCATTCTCCAGTGCGCTGATTGCTGCGCCTGCACCTGGTGCGATCGGAGTGACCGTCGTCGTGCCGACGTTGTTGACCAGGTTCAGCACCCCGAGCTGGGCCGGGTCGCCGCTCCACAGCATTGCTTCGACGTCGTGCTGTTCGGCGGAGTCCAGACGCAGGCGCGCCGCCGCACGGATGTCCTCGGCCGTACGGCCGACCGTGCCACAGCGGATCCGGGTCTCAAGCCAGAACGGGTCCGTGCCGACCAGGTCGGTGCCTTCGTCGAACGGCTTTTCGGGGTTGACTCCGCATTCCGGGTTGTAGACGTTGGCGAAGTTGCCGCAGTCGTCCGCGTAGAACTGGAGGCCCGCAGCAATGACGCGGTTCGGCATCTCCTGGAGCGTCGCCGCGTCGAACAGGCCGTAGCGGCGGGGCTGCCTCGGAGGCGGGTCAATCAGCTGACGGTTGGTGATGATTGTTGCCATTGCCGCCTCAGTCCTGATCCACAATGAACGGCGCCGACCAGGGGATGACCTGAACGACCCCGAGGACCGGGCTGGTCGGGCCTGTGGGCACGAAATCGAACTCGACTTCGTAGTAGGCGTCAGTGATGTTGGTGACCGTGACGTCTGTTGCGACACCGTTGATCAACGGTTCAGGGGCCGATGTGCTCGGAACCTGAGTCGTGAACTGGTGAAGCTTCGAACCGATACGAAGATGCTGCACGTCCATCCCTCCTTCTGGGGGAGGCGCGCCGCCGCATGGACAACAGCGGCGCGCCCGGCAGGGTGGATCAGGTGGCGCAGTCGATGTTCGCGGCACCGGTCACACCGGCGACACAGCCAGCCACGGTGTAGAGGCGCTGTCCGGGGCACGGGTAGATGGGCGCGAAGCCCTCCTCCGCGAACAGGGACGTGAACTCGTTGGTCGCCAGGGACGCGGCGTCGTAGACGTTGGTCAGCGTGACCACATCCTGACGAGCGACAGCGATGGAGCCCGCCGGGTAGGCCAGGAAGTTGACCGTGGACGGCAGGGCCGTCATGAACGGGGTCGCAGCGTCACCGCCCGGGAACGCCGGGTCGAGCGCGCCGCCTGTGATCAGACCATCCTGCCAGCCGCGCACGAACTGGACGCGGACACCCCGGACGCTGAAGAGCGAAGCGATCTCGCTGTCCGTAACCGAGAGCAGGTTGACGCCGTTGCGGCGCGAAAGGTCCGCACGGATCTGGGCCAGCACCCAGTGCGGAAGGATGACCTCGATGGTGCTGCTCCAGGAGAGCATGAAGCGGTACATCAGGTCTTCACGCGCCAGCTCCACGCCCGCCAGGAGGGCGGAGGTGAAGCTGTCCTGCGTCAGCGCGGTGGGGTCGACGTCTGTCAGAACGGTGGCCGCGCCCGCGCGGGCGAGGATGTTGGCCAGGATGATGCGGTTCATCTCCTGCTCGTGAGCAGCGAGCAGACCATCCTGCCAGGCATTGACGACCTCGGGGTACCCGGCGGCCTGGAGGAAGCTCACGCGGATACACAGCGCCATGACGTCAAGGCGCCGGTCCTCGAAGGTGGGGCAGGGGATCTCGGAGCACGTCTTGATCGTGTCCGCAATGACCTGAGCCTCAGTGAGGAAGTTCGAGCCTCCGCCGACAGCGACCGCGTTGGCGTAGATCTCCGGGAACGTCGGGTCGTCGGTGTAGTTGATGCCACCACGGGTGACGGTGACGGTCGGGAGGTCCAGGAGGCCGACCCCGGCGGACCAGTTGCGGCACAGGTCGTAGTCGTTCTGGGACGGGGCGCACCATCCGGCGGCAGCGGTGAGGCTGACACCCTGGTCGATGTTGTGCTGCCACTGCTTGGCGAGGGATCCGCCGTGCAGCCGGTTCTCATCGCGGGCGTGGCGCAGCACGCGCATGGTCTGGTCGCCATCGCGGTCGTTGTCGATGGTGAACTCAGCGCCACGGTTGCGCTTGAACTGGACGATGGGCTGCCGGGTGCCTGCGCCGCCCTGCCGTCCGAACTGCTGAGCGTTCTTGATGAAGGCCCTGGAGATCTCCAGGGTGCCCGAGTACTCCTCGCCGGACTGCTTGTCGACGAGACCGGCAGCGGACGGGGAGACGTGGGCGGTGACGATGCTGCCGAACTCTCCGGCCTTGCGCACGGTGGTGGGGACCACGGGCGCCTGTGAGGCGAGCTCGGAGACGCTGGGGACCGGAGAGACCGGGGCGGCCTGTACGGGCGCGACAGGGGCCTTCACGGGCTCTACAGCGGCAACGGGGGCTGCCAGCTCGGGGAGCGAGGAGAACGAGTCACGCTTGGCGGCGAAGGCGTCGGCCTTCTCCTTGCGAGCGGTGATCTCCGCCGCGTACTCGCCAACCTGAGTGGCGAGGGTGTCGAACTCGCCGACCTCCTCGGCACTGAACGACGCGGCCTCCTTCGCAGCGAGCTCCTGGCCCCGGGTGCGGGCTGCGGAGTATGCGGCGTGGAGTGCGGCGTCATCGAGCGCGGACAGATCCTGCGGCTCGGGGGTGGTGATCTCGTCAGACATGCGTTGCCTCCTGCGGGCAGCGATCGGAAGGTGGACTTCACTTCGCGTCGTAGGCCCGCAGCCATCCCGACAGGCTCCACACTACGCCACCGGGCCCAGGGAAATCACTACAGGTAGTGACGGAGTGGGGAGTGTGGAAGTGTGGGCTGGCGCCTACTCCCCCCATGTCATTCACTATCAACTACAAATGATCTATAAAAATGAAAGTTTCATCCAATGCCATGGCACTGAAGGAGCAAAAGCACACTCTCAACACTCTCACTCTTTTTGGGGTCAAGATGTCCGTGTCTGTAGGGGTGTGGGTAGGTGTTGCTACGGTGTGGGTTTGGTTATCCCTTCCGTCCGTTGCGTAGAGGCTCGCCCCTTTACACCCCTCGATGTTCCGAAGTGTCCGTTTACGCTAGCTACACAGCGTGACTACATGCAGAAGCCCCGGCCCCTCCGTCAGGAGCAGCCGGGGCCAGATGGGCTAGACCGTCTTGGCCACCGCGCGGAACGTCACACGCTGACCCTTGACCGCCTCCGGGTTGTGCGCCACCCAGATACGGCCCTCGCCCATGCTGGCGAACCGGGTCGGCTGGTCCACCCCGTTCAGCGCCACCACGTACTCCGTGTTCGCACGCGCCTTGCCCCCGCAGGATCCACACGCCATGTCACGCCACCTTCCTCGTCCACTCGTCCCTGGCCCATCGTGCGCGCGCTGCCGTCACCGACGCCACAGCCACAGCAGGCGGTGCAGCACCTTCAGCCAGTTGAACTGGCTGCTCATGTCCATCGCTACCTGAACGAACCGCATCGACGTCCCCTCTCGTTGCCGTGATCCCGAAGGATCCGATCAGAGCCTGCTGCGCCCCGCTGGCGAAGCTGACCCGTGCGCGCGCCACCGGGAAGCCCGGGGCGTTCACGCTGCACACCGCAATCATCTCAAGGGATCCGCCGACGCGCCGCCAGTCGCCGGACACAGGGGAGGACATGAACTGCTCCACCCTCACCGGGTCCGCACCGGGCAGCATCCACCCCGCCACCCAGATGCCGAACTCGTCCTCTCCCGCAGTCACCCGGGCCACTGCTGCACTCAGGTCGTCGTAGTGCTGCTGCGCAGCCCTGAAGGCCATCTGAGGGTCCGCGTGGCGCGGTCCGGTCACCAGGGACCCGACAGGTACCTCCACGCCCTCAGCGGTCCGCTGAGCGCCGACAGTGAAGTGGGAGTAGCCCGACAGGCTGGAAGGCGCAGTCACGCAGCCCGGCAGCCCCACGTGGCACTGGCCCCACGGCGCGATGTGCCCGAACACCCTGCCGTCAGGAGTGACCGTCAGCGGCGTCACACGGTCCACGTCCGGCCGCTTGAACCAGTCGGCAGGAGGCAGGACCTCGGCAGCCTGCATGCGTTCACGCGTCTGCGTAGCGAACGTCATCAGCTCCGCCGCGTAGCTTGGGGCATCCATCGGGTAGTCCACCGTGTCCTCCGCAGGCGCAGGATCCAGGGAGATGGACACCCCGGCGAACGCAGGGATCGCAACCAGCGTTGCCCCGGCCACGCGCCATCGCGTGATGACCAGGTTGTCGGCGTCGTCCATGACGTACTCGATGTCGTCCAGGTCCACGGAAGGGCCTACGACGCCTGCCTCGATGGACTCCATGGCCGACCACCCGGACTCCTCCAGGAGGCTGCCCGTGGCCGTCACCATGCCGTTGGCGAACGTCATCGTCTCGATGCGCCCGATGACGACGCTACCGCCGTGCCCGTCATCCGTCTCCCGCTGGTACAAGAGCGGCAGGGGCAGATCCCTGGACGTCCCCGAGCCCTCGACCAGGATGCGTCCGTCACCGGTCGGCACGCCTGTCCGTGCCAGTACTGCGCTCCACCTACGAGCCATCGTTGCCCTCCTTGGTCAGCTCGAACGCAACGAGGCGCCCGTCGTTGTCCCTGTGGTCATTGAAGCCCGCAGGGCAGCCGCAGTGCGGCGGGAAGTGCGGCGGGTTGGTGCAGTTGTGGGTCATCACGTCGTCCCTCGGTAGCCTCGGTTGGTCCAGTCGATCGTCTCACCCAGCACGATCGGGAGCAGCGTGCAGCGACAGTTGATGACCTCGTCCGCCGGGCCCGTCGGATCGCCGGGGAAGAGCAGCTTGGCTCCGCCGACGATGAACGGTTCGGTCATCAGCGTGCGCTGCATATCGGCGGCCCTGTGGGTCGGCCGCGTCCTCGGGTCATCGGTGCTGAGCCACTGCTTGAAGGGCGCCACATCGCCCCGCGCTTCGGCTTCCAGAACGGCCGAACGGAACGCGCCAGCGTTCACTGCCCCCATCGTTTCGGTCCGGGCCACGACGCGAGCACGATTTGGCCACCGTTGGCTACCCGTAACACTGAGTACCTGATTGATGCTCTGAGTCACCGTAGGGATGTCCAAACCGTCACGAATGCCGCGTTCTACCTCCTGGACGATCAAGGCATAGACCTCATCGGGCAGACGCACCAGCCGGTTGCCCGCGCCGTTGAGGTACTCGGCGGTCCAGGGGTCGAGCACAGGATCGCTGCGCCCGGTGATCCTGCGGAACACACCGTCGAACGTCTGGCGGATCGTCGGCACAACCCGCTGGTTCACCTCCTCGGTCCAGAACTGCTGATGGTCACTGACCCGCCCGGGGTCGATGTCCCCGCCACCGGTCACCGATCCGCGCACCCGGTCCAGGAAGCGGGTTGCCGAGCGGAACCAGGCTGAGCCCGTCCGGCGCTCACCGTCTGTGATGACGGCAAGCGCCCGGAGCCTGGCCGGAAGCATGTCGTCCGGCGGGGGCGTGCTCACTTGAGTACCTGGATCAGGTCGTCACGGTTGTGGGGTGCTTTGGCGCACAGCAGCATCCCCACATAGGTGAGCAATGTGGTCCGGAACTTCTGCGGGTCCCTCCCGAACGCCCCTGACACCCTGTCTGCGAACTCGAACGAGCCTTCCATGAGGCGCCCCAGCTGCGCGCTGTCCACCTGGATCACCGTGTGCAGCTCATGCTTGGGCGTGTTGGCGAACTGTCCCCGGTGCTCCCGGGTGAGCAGACGGCCTCCGGCCCGGCTGAGCGCATCGAACACGATCAGCTCGGCTGCGGCCACCAGACCGTCTGGCACGTCGTTGCTGTCCGCAGGTGCGGCAGGGAGTTCCCGGTTGGCCGCGTCGTTGGCAGTCTGCTCCGACTGGCTGACCTCCCCTGCCGGTACGACGTCGCCAGGGGCCACGCCGACTGCGGCGGGCGCGATCTCCGGCAGGTTGAGCAGTTCGGCCACTGTGGGGTCTCCCAGCAGCGTTGGTGCGCCGACCACAACGGACTCGATGAACCGGCGCGATACCTCGTCCTCGACCGGGATGGCGTCGTCGGGGATGCCCGAGGCCTGGCGCCGGTAGTCATCGCTGATGAGGCGGCGTTCGTAGAGCCAGTTCATGTCCTCGGTGCTGTCCGGCCGCGAGACGATGCCCTCGGTGTTCCAGGCCAGGACATAGCGCTCGGGGTCGGCAACGCCCATGGCTTCGAGGACAGGCAGGTACCAGTGCTCGGTCAGCGCGTCGCCGAGGCGGTCCAGGAGCGGCGCGATGAAGAGCTTGTACGTCGACTCGTCCAGGTTCCACGCCGACCAGTGGTTCATGTCGGCCTGTGTGCCCTCGGCGACCGCCTTGGGCATGTCGAGAGCTGAGGCCAGACGGGACAGGTCAGCCTGTCGCAGGTCGATGACCGCTTGATCGAGCGTGACGTTCGGCTCGATCTTCCCCTCCTGCCAGGGGCTGATCATCTCCGAAGGCATCGTAAGGATGATCGGGACCCGTGCCTCAGCGGTGCCAGGGTTGGACAGTGAGGCGCTGGCGGCTTCGACAAAGTAGTCGGACAGCGCTTCGGCCAGCGACTGGCCGTCACCTCGGGGAAAGTCCATCTCCTGCGGGAAGGCCCATACTCCGGCCGTGGACAGCCGTGAGTCCAGGGTGGCCGCGAGGGAGGCCGAGGACTTCTCGATCTCCCGCATGACGGGCAGGGCTGCGCGCGCCGCCGTGTCGGCCTTGGACTGGTCGTTGGGGTGCGGGGACCACACGCGGATCATGCGGTCATTGGCACCCAGGGTGACCCACAGGGCAGTGGAGGGGTCCTGGTACTGCCACGAATCACCGTTGGGCTTGACCTTCTGCCCGGACAGGATCAGCCATTCGTCGGGCTGGGCCTGGCCCCGCCTGTTGGGCCGGGGGCGGATGATGACGAACGCTTCCCCGGGCACCTGCCAGCAGACGGCCAGAATGTACTGGAGCTGCGCGCGCTGGGCGATGCCGCCGAGACACGCCACAGCTGCCTGCTGGGCCTGCGCGTTGTCCGTGGGCCCAGTGACGAGACCGGTCTCGGGGTCTACCTCTGCGGCGTAGATGTCGGCCTTGGAGACCGCGTTGGCGATCCAGTTCACCGGGGCCCTGAACTCCCCCAGCGCGTCGTAGAAGTACCACGCGTCCCTCTGCCAGGCCTCCGTGGTCTGGTGGCCCCGGGCCATCGACACAGCGCGTACGCCAGGGCCCGACAGCGGCACAGCAGAAGCCATGACCGCACGCGGAACCCCTGCCTTGGTCTCTTCACCAGCACCCTTGCGCTTCGGGAACAGTCCCATTACTCACCTTCCCTGGACGCGAGGAACCCCGCGATGTAGCTGAATGCCAGTGCGGCGGGCACTGCCGTGGTCCACGTCCACCATCCGGCCAGCGAGCCCACAACTGCTCCCGCCGCGCCGACGTACACGCTGGAGCACCAGGAGCAGACCAGCAGGTACGCGGTGAGCCCTTCAGGGTCCAGCTTGCGGAGAAGGGCGTTGCGGGGCGCCTGCGTGATGCGGTCGGTGGTGACAAGCCGGGTTACCCGGGCGACTGCCAGGGCCATGGACACGAAGGGGATCAGGTCTGCCATAGGGACCATCATCGCCTACCCGGCGTGACGGGGCGTCGTCCGCCTGCGCCCATTTTGCGGAACGGGGACGCTGCGCCGACCGGCGCGCGCCCGAAACGCTTGGTGAAGAACGCGTGGAGGTGAACGGCGGCGTCGACCCGGTCGGGTGACTTGGTCGGCGCCTCTTCGGGAATCCAGGTCGTGTACTGGTCCTCCAGCTCCCCGAACGTGCCGACGTGATGGATGGTGTTCTGTTCGTGGCGCATGACAACCGGCTGCGCGCGCAGCTGCTTGCCCGCGCTTGCCCATACCTCCTGAAGCGGCGGGATGGCGTCCTTGCCGAACCGCTCTTTGTACACAGAGGTGAGTACCTCCTTCACCCAGCCCTTGCCAAAGTTGTCCTCGTACACCAGGATGTCGGCGCCGGACTCCTTCACGAGGTCCCACGCCCGCGCTGCCGCAGCCTTCGGCGTCAGCTTCTCCGACCAGTCGTGCGTGACGTAGTCGTGCCTGTCGGCGCCGACCAGACCAGCCACCAAGCCTGTCTCGTCCCCGGCGCC